AGTCCATGATGCATCATCATACTCATTAAACATAGCTAAATGGGGCTCTTTAAACTTATAAACTCCTATTTGCCTTGCTCTAAGATCGCATATACTAGGGAACCCTGGAACTAATTGGGATATTTTCAATCCTAAACGTTGCTCTAGCTTATTAGCAAAGTACTTATCCTCTGCCAGCTTTAGGAATACGCGCTTATCATACGTTTCGGTATTGTCAGATACTATCTTAATCCAGTTGTAAATTTCACTACATAAGTCATAAACAACTTGATTAGTTCCCATAGAGTCCATAACGACCCCAACAGCGGAAGCTGCCTTATCTATAAGATCATTATGATTTGGATTATGAAACAACTTGTACATCACTGAAATTCCATCTCGTGTGCACATATATTGCTGAGTGGTCTCATCTAGAAAGAATTGACGTTGTAAAAATCTAACACCAACTTTATCAACATCTCCTGTGTATCGTGAATCGGGTACTGCTAGGAATTTTCCCACTCCTTTGTACTCCCTAATTGATCTAACTTTTATAGAAAAGGCTTCTTGTAGAAATTGAGCAAACCTTATCTCATTGACGATTACTGCTATAATCATACGCTGAACGATGATATTATGATCATCGCCATAAACTGGGAAATTTATATCATCTTCAATCCAGGCTGTCTTTATGGCAACAGATAAAGCGGGAAAATCCCGTATACACTTTGCTAAGAACATACAGAACAACAGAAGCATTATCCATGAGTCTCCATGGGACGTATCCCAATCACCACTAGGCATCTTGCCGATCATCCATGTCCATGATTTATCAGTCGTCGGAACCAGCTTGACAGCCAAATTACTTATCAAGAAGTGGTGGAGCCTTTTCCACAAGGACACATCTTCTGGATCCATAGAGTCAAAATCAAGATACATCGAACTCATTGATTTGTACAGCTCTAATAGCGCCTTATGTAAAGACACATCAAGACCACTAATATCACCCTCACCAACATATTCAGCTGTGGGGTACTTAAAGTGCCGTATAAACCAGTCAGCTCCACCTCTCTCCCAACATAATCCTATCATTATGGAATTAATCTCTACATAGTGACGGAATGAATCTGTTAGGACATTCAATATATAAACTAAGAAATTCGTAATACAAAAAAAATCTAAATTTATTATTGAATGCGATGGCTTCTACATCAATTTTACCAGGTGAACGCTTTGGCTGGTAAGCTTCCTTAGCAAATCTATTCGATGTCTCAACCTTGGGTGTAATTGTTGTAACTGGTACACCAAACGCTTCAAATGG